CTGGACAAGGCGGCTTCCGGCAAGGGCAACGGCAATCCGGCAGATGTGCTGTTAACCCTGTTGGATAATCTCGGTTTCACGGACAATTACATGGAGTGTACGATCCCGACTGTGGGCGTGTATCCCATTGCGACCGCCAACGACAAAGCCCAGATCAGTGCTCCGCTGATGTCACGTTTTGCAGTGATTGATATTCCGGATTATACGGCAGAAGAAAAGAAAATTATTTTCTCCCGGTTTGCTCTGCCAAAGGTTTTAAAGCGTATGGGCTTAAAGGCCGGAGAGTGCGTGGTAGCGCCAGACGGACTGGATGCAGTTGTGGAGTTTTTCGCCGGAACCAGCGGAATCCGCGATCTGGAGCAGGCGGCCGAGCACATCGCGGCAAATGCGCTGTATCAGATAGAAGTCGATCATGTGTCCGAGGTGGTATTTGACCGGGAAATGGTCATGAATCTGCTGGGATGATAGTTCGTTACCCGGCATTCTTCACACGTATGCCGGGTAACTGAAAAATATAAAACAAAAAAATTCAAATTGTTGTTGACAATTAACACAATTTATATTATACTACAGAACGTAGCGAGGCGTGGCTCAGTTTGGTAGAGCGCTGCGTTCGGGACGCAGAGGTCGCAAGTTCGAATCTTGTCGCCTCGACTCACTTCAGCTTATGACTGAAGAAATGGCCTCATGGTCAAGCGGTTAAGACGACGCCCTCTCACGGCGTAAACTCGGGTTCGATTCCCGATGAGGTCATATGCTTTGGATGTAAGTCCAAAGCATTTTTGTTAGGTCGCTTCTGTAGCGCAGTTGGTAGCGCAACGCATTCGTAATGCGTGGGTCGCCGGTTCGAGTCCGGCCAGGAGCTTATGAAGAAACCCCTTGAGAAATCAAGGGGTTTCGGCGTTTTATGGGGATTGTGTGATCCTGTGAAAAAAGGGCATAAAGCACGGTTTGCCTACTATTTGTCTACTATTCAAAAAAGAGCCTACTATCGGCTCTTTTTTGTCATCTGAATTACAATTTTAATTCTGGTTTACAGCGGCAGCAGGCCCGTCCAGGAGAACACTGCTCATGATATCAGCAGCCTCTTCGCTGCCCTGGTGAAAGAAGTAGGCATAGATGTTTAATGTAGTGCTGGTGTTGGCATGGCCCAGGACACCAGATACGGACCTGGGATCCAGCTTCTTGTTGATCAGGATGGAAGCGGTGGTATGCCGCAGATCATGCAGCGTCAGGTTATCCGGAATCATCTCGGATTCGTCTTTTGCAATGTTGCTGTTATAAATCCGAATCACCCGTTTAAACTCCGTTCTGGGGCTGTCCACGTGCATCTGAGCGCCATCCTCGCGAATGAATACAAAATTGTCCTGGAACTGTTTGCCGCGGGAACCTTTCCAGTAATCACCTAACTGCAGACAAATCTGCTTCTGTTCCTTCATAAGCTTCTTGGCAGTGGCAATCACGATATCCGGAACGGCGCACTGCCTGGTGGCGTAGGTCTTGGTTTCTTTGTGAATGATTTCGCCTTTTACAACTGCAGTAGACTTGGAAAAATGAATCGTGCTCTTGGCAAAATCAATGTCGCTCCACAGGAGAGATACAATTTCTCCACGCCGGGCACCAGTGAACAGGGCAATGTAGAAAAACAGCTGCCATTTCAAATCAAGGGACCAGAGCTGCTTATATTCTTTTATCTTTACTGTTTTGCCATTGCGCTTTACCGTGTGGGCCTTACGCTGGATGGTAACTGGATGATCCAGAATCCATAAAAAGCGCTTTGCCTGTTCAACGGTAAGCTGTTTTGTTTTATACTCACGTCTGACTTTGCCGCGGCCGCGCTGCTTTCCGGCATAGATCAGCGGGTTGATTGGAAGGTAGCCTTCCTCGACGGCGTAGGAGAGTACAGTGCTGATGGTGGCACGGTATTTTGTTATGGTGGATTCCGATAGAGTACCGTCTTTGCCGTCCATCCTGGAACCATCCTGCCGCAGCTCATTTAAAAATTCCTTAACGGTATGATTCGTAATCTGCGAAAGCTTCATCTGACCGAGTGCCGGGATAATTCGGTCATCAGTTCGCTGCCGATAATCTGCCAGAGTGGATTTTGCAAGAGCTTTGGAATTTTCCATGTCAGTGAAAAAAGTTTTTGAAAATTTTTCAAAGGTTATTTTGTCCCCGGAAGCAGAACCGCCGGCTTTGATCTTATCTTCGAAGCGGACTGCAAATTTTTCTGCAGCTTTGCGTGCACGATCCTCTGACCATTTCGGATCCGGCGTGAAAGTAGAAGTTTCTATTATCTTTTTCCCCTTGGAATCGTAACCGCAGGAGACAGTGATATTAAAACTATTACCACGTTTTTTGATACTTGCCATAATAAAATCATTCCTCCTTAAAAATGGGTATAAAAAATACACCTCTTGCGAAGGTGTACCAGGAATGATATAATTCTATTGCTCGTAGGTATTATATCTTTCCTGGGTACACCCGGTAAGAGATTATCTATGTAAAAAGCCGTTCGGTGCGCCAACATCGGGCGGCTTTTGTTTTCTAAGTCATTTTTCTGATTTTTTTGAATTTCTTTCTTTCAAACGATCTTGACGAGTTACAAGCTGTAAATATCGGTAATACCATTCTGGAACTTTATAGTTCATTGCAGCAAAGGGAATACATTTACTGCAGGGGATTCGGCTACTGGCTGCGGTGAATAAATGTATAGATTCATAAGCACCAGAGCATCCGAATGTTCTGTGGTATTTTTTTCCATTCGGTGCGATATAAACAGTCATGCGGGATTCTACAGTCGCATCTCGGTAGTAGTGAGGCAAATCATTACCATCGAAGCTAACGCCATCCGGAACCTTTGCGGCTTCTATAATTTCATCATACGTCATAATTCCAGAGGTATCATCAATATGCAATAGGGAATCTACTTGATCCATATAATGATGCAACTTATTCTTTAATTCAGTGTTCTCTTCTGATAAGATCTTGTTTTCAGCAAGAACTTCTTCGCAGTGCTCCAGATCCTTTTTGAACTGAGCGTTCTGATTGATGGAATCTTTGTATTGCGAGTTCAGCTCATCACGGGAAGCAAGCATATTTTCATATTCTGATTCCAACTGCTCTTTGGCAATTCTCAAAGTCGCATTTTCTTTAATTAAAGGATTACAGGCTGATTTTTTTGAAGCAGAAGCAATTCTCGCCCAAATCATAGAAGAAAATATTACACCTAAGAAAAAAATAGTGCAGTAAGTTGAGGCCACATCATTGCTTTTTATATGGGAATCCGTTTTGACATTATTTGCGGAAGTCTCAGTAGGATTCGGCTGCTCAGCTTTTTTAGTTTCGCTGGAATACGATTTTGTGCTTGGTATAGGGTCAGTTTTTATGCTTGACCTGAATTCTGTACTTGCTGGAAACGTTGGAACAACTTTATCTTCAATATCATAGGGGCATACGCCGCCGGGATGTTGATGAGCAGGATAACCGTGGTGATAGTGGTATTCACCAGTGGATCGGTCATAATGCCCACCGGAGCTGTCAGTTCTTCCGGGATGTCCCCAGGCGGTAAAACTGATTGTCATGAAAAGAACGGATAGCATTGCGGCGCGTAGAGCTTTTCGGTTAAGACTCATAATGCACCTCTCACAATGTATTACCAATAATTACCACAAAACTTTGCTTAACTAATACGGTATAATAACACAGCACCCCGCTTTAGCGGCCATGCGAAAGGAGTACATCTACTATGGATCAAACAGAATCTATGCTTTGTACTATAGATCTGTCAGAACGCTATACATAAATCTTAATTTTCAAGGACATACTCGAATCTATTTACTGTTAAACTGATCGACGGCGGGGTGCGTATATTATCCGACGTCTTTTTTTATGGCTCTTACTGGTGGATATTTTGCCTCCAGTTCTTCCGGTGTTTCCGGAACGCCGAAGAATAAATCATTTTCTCGTATGCTGTCAGCAGCGTGAACAACGAAGTCCAGGACAGTCTTCCGATCTTTCTCATTCATATTTACAAAAACATCAATCAGAGAACATTCTGCCTGAGACAGGCCGTAGCGCTCCTTTAGAGCATCGAGTTCTGTTGCAGGGTTAGGGGTAAACATTTCCCCTTCGCCGGTTCGTAGCCAGATTTCATTCACACCGTATTCTCTGCATATTAGAGAAATTACAGAATCAACGGGTTCATTTCTTCCAGATTCATAATTCGCAATGGTATTTCTTTTGATGCCAATGCGATCTGCAAATTCCTGCTGCGTTAAGTCCAACATTTTGCGAATTCTTTTAATACGTTCAGACATCGGTATCACCTCCTCTCGTAACAGATTATATTATGAAAATGTGCGAATGTCAACAAAAAGTCACACAAGCACAAAAAACTGTTGACAAATGTGCGTTGGAGACTTATTATAGTCATAGAAACACAAACTAATTAGGCACATGAAGGGAGGAGAAAACGTTGGATAAAGAAGAAGCGCTTTACCATCTGTCTCAGATTTTAAAAGATGTGGCAGCAGGGAAGTATCAGCCGGTGCCACAGGGAGTGCCATTGACAGAACCAGAGCAAGAAGAACTGAAAAAGCAGACCCTGGTGGCATTGCAGATGGGAATGAGAGAGATCAGCAAGAATCTCAATCTTCCAGATGATCTAAGAAAAGCTCTATGTTTGTCCGAATCGGATCTGGAACGGCTTCACCGGAAGTCAGACACGCAAGGAGAATTTTCAGAACAGTGCTTGTGCAGTGCTGACAGATAGATTTATCCGGTTCACAAAATCCACAACCTGCAGGATAAGGCTTTTGTTCGTTGCCGATGGTGACGAGGTAGTAATAAAACTGATTGGTCTGCAGTGAGCGCGGGCAATACACATTTACATAGTGAGATTGCAATATAATACACCTCCGAAAGTATTTTTCACAATTATACAGCCGGATGATAAGAGAATCAAGGAAGGAGAACCGTATGGAGAACAGAAGTACAGCAAAAGACATCCGGATGAAGGATGCAGAGAAACTGATGGCGTATCTGAGCAGCCTGCCAGAGGAACAACGTGGTGATGTGGTAATGGCATCTTACTACTTTGCGCAGGGTGTAGCGGCAGCAGGGATGAAGAAAGGAGAGCAGAAAATTGGATAAAACAGTTGAAATGCTTCTGATCGAAAAGGACAGAGTGGAATTTATGATCCGCAGAATGCACGAAGATATTCCTCGTTGCGTTTTTATGAGCAAGTGCAGCGAGTACCGTGGCCGGATTCATGTTCTGGGATTTCTGGGACTGCTGGAAAGCTGGGAGGAAGATGAACTGAGCAGAGCCATCACAGCCCGTGAACATGAGTTGGCCCTGGAAGAGAGGAGGAAGAAGCTTGGTACCGAGAATGAGAACGATTGAACAATGCGCAGCATATTTCAAGGAACAGGACCAAGAGACCACCATGACACGATACCGGATCCGAACGCTGATCAAGGAAGGAACAATCCCACATGTGATGTGCGGAACTAAGTACCTTGTAAACCTAGACAAGCTGATCGAATATCTTTCCGGACCAGCACCGGAGCCAGAAAAGAAGCCGGAACCGAAGCGGGTGAAGATCCGGAGACTGGTGGTCTGATGAAAGGAGAGTGGAGAATATGCAAAATGTGCGGCTTGAAGTGGAACGTGTCTATATTGTGCACGTCAAGGGAGTACATATGCCCGAAATGTCGTTTCAGATTAGAAGCAGCCGTCGGCCGTGGCAGAAAAAGCCGATGAGCAACCTGGTGTTGTCTCTGATCGTGGCACTGGGGTTTTATTTAGGAATTTCCGTGGTGGCATTTAGGGAGCGTGGGTATCTGACCCTGCTTGGAATGGAAACACTGCTGTCGCTGACGGTGTGGCTGTTTGTCTATTACATTTTGGAGGAGCTGAGAAGGAAATGATTAAGAAGAGAAGACAGTATCGGGCGTGTGAATATTGTGGCGCGGCGCTGGATCCGGGAGAGAAGTGCGAATGCAGAAAGATCAGAACCTATGAGGAACAGCATGGCCTGCGCTTACTTCATGATACAAAAAAATGCCGGTGCTCATGAGCGGTAAGCATCGGCAAATAACGGTGTGTCTTCTCAAATATAAGACGCCTTGATTATATCATGACGGCGTAAGAGGTGCAAGATGAAAAGCAACGTAAAGATAGAAATTTATGGAAACCGGGAACGGTACTGGGGTTATGTTCGATTTACGGACAGCGAAGGAACGGAGCATGTGCGTACCGCAGCCGGGAAGCGGGAAGATAGCTTGAAGAGCAACACGCTGCAGGCGCTGATTGAATGCCTGAAGCTGCTGATCCGGCCGTGCATGGTCGATGTTTATACCAAAATGGATGAGATCATCGAACCGTTCAAGCAGGGATGGATTTACAACTGGGAAAAGAATGACTGGACGAATGCGAAAGGACGGCGCGTGCAGTGCGCAGATCAGTGGCAGGAGGCAAAGCTGCTTCTGTCAGAGCATTCTGTGAGATTTATGAAGATGGAGGATGATAAGCAATGAGAACAAATATGAAACGGTCAAACGGTATGGTCGACCAAAAGTCACATAAGCTGCGCATGGACGGAATGGCCATGGCACTGAGAATTGTTGAGGAGTATGGTGTGGAAGGCCTGCGGGAGGAGGTGAAAACCCGCAAGGCCATGTTCATTCCACTAGAGGTAACCAGAAAATCCGTGGAAGATCTGAATGATTTCCTTGGAAACCGGATCCTCAATACCTACAGAACAGAAATGATGTTCACGCTGAATCAAAAATTCGGCTTCGGTCCCAAGCGGCTACTGAAATTCTATGAGGAGTTTGGCAATACGGTTGATATGGTGCAATGCCTGGATCCGTTCGGGAAACCATATGAAAAAATGTCGGAGCACGCGGAGATTGTGAACCAGAAAATAGGCAAGGATATTCTGGATGTGGATGAGATCAAAAAGATCGAGGAAGAGAATGCGGAGGGTAAGAAACGTCTGATTGAATATGAGTATTTACTGGACTTCCTGCACCGGAAAGGATTTGACGATGCTGCAGCGTGCCTGAAAGAAGCTGCGGAGTGGGAGGGCTGAGATGGCGAAGAGCATTTTGCAGAAGGATAAAGAGTGCTTTTTGTGCACCAGGATGCAGGACTTGGAACAACACCATATATTCGGAGGGCCGAACCGGAAATGGTCAGAGAAATATGGCCTGAAAGTCTGGCTGTGCCCGCGATGCCACCGGGATCCGAGACAGGGGGTTCATTTTAACCGGGATGTCATGAAAATCATGCACCGGACAGGGCAGCAGGCATTCGAGAAGGAACATAGCCGGGATGAATTTATGAACATCTTCGGAAAGAACTATTTATAGGCGGTAATGCGTCCCTACGGGGCATTACATAGATGTATTTGTTTTGCGGTAATGTGTCACGACATGCCGGTACTGCCCCCGCTGACTTTGCGGCGGGGGAGAAAGAAGGGAACATGAAAGAATATTTGTGTAATTACTGCGGAAAGGTCATATCTGGCGAACACGCCATGATCAAAACGCAGCGAGGAACGGAATTGCACATCTGCAAAGAATGCATAGAAAAAGAGTTCCAGAAAAAAGAAGTTATGGAAAAGGGAAGATGATTTTATGGGAATCATAAATCAGATTGCAGAATACACCAGACTCTGCCGGGAACTTTCTGAACTGCCACGAAATGCAGAAAGCGAAGAGGCATATGCGCCTATAGAGCAGCGCAGACAGGAACTTCTGGCTCAGATTAAGAAAATGAGGGTAGAGTTAAAAATGGATGAGGAGAAACCATGAAATTAAAAGATGCGCATCATATAGTAAAAAAGATGGTTGCTCAGGCGAACAAGAAAGAGCGAACGGCACTCAAAATCGCATGTGTATGTATGGAGAAAAGCATGCCAAAAGAGCCGGTACGGAGAGAGCTTCCAGAAAAATTAAGCAAGTTGACACCAATCATGCATTGCAGATCATGTGGTGCATGGATATGGCCGGAAGAGCATCGATATTGTCCTGTTTGTGGACAACGGATGAAGTGGTAAGAGAAACAAAGTAATCGATAAAAATGAAATAACAGAGGAAGCACAGATGAATAAGACTGAAAAAATGGTACTGATCTTGCATGAAAAAGGTATATCTGTATCTGACATTGCGGCTAGACTCGGTAAGAGAGAGTCAACGGTGTACACATATCTGAGCAAGAATGGAAAATCTCATCGTAGGCAGAAAAGTCAGCTTGGGATTAGTAGCCAGAGAATTAAACAGGTCCGTAATAAGGCACAGGTAGGGAATCGGATACGTGCGAAAAGCGTGAAGGCTCTGATGTTTGGTGATGGAAACATAAAGCAGGGAAGTGTTCCGGTTATGGCAAAGGTGCTTTCAAAAGCAAACCGGTATTTTTGCCTGGTTGAGTTGCCGGGCGGCACACGGGAGTGCATTCTGTGGATTGATATGGTCGGTGAGAACCTGGACAGATACTAAGGAGAAGGTGATCTAAATGGAGTTTACGCTGATTGAGAAAGGCAAGCTCGAAAAGATTAACCGGCTGCTGGAACGCTACGGGCGGATCCAGCGCCGGAGAGCCTGGCATAAGCGCAGTAGGTCAGGCAGGAAACGGAAGTAAATTCTATGACTAACTTATGACTAAGTTTCGGAGGATTATATGACATTATTCGAGAAAATTACCCAAAATAAAGAAACTCTGGCAGAATATCTCCTGCAATCGTGCGACAACCCATTATCAGAAACGAATGAAGATATGTGCGATTTTTGCGATATTATGAGCGAGGGCGGTCAGTGCAATGAGGAAAGCTGCCTGCAGGCAATATTGAAAGGCCTGGACTGTGAAGTGGGGCAAAATTTAGAGGATGATTAGAATGAAGAAATACATGTTAATGTTAGTTTTTATGGCAAGCATTCTTTGGGGGTGCGGTAATAGCTTGAAAGAAGGGGAAATTTACGAGAAGACCTTCACGCCTGAGCATTATGAGAATGTCATTGTTCCGCAGATTTATCGTGTTGGTGAAAGCACTGTGATGATGATGGAGCCACGGATAATACACCATTCAGATTCTTGGGAGATAAAGATTCGCGATTACAACGAGACGAAGCAGCGATATGATACGGCAACATACTATGTGGATAAGGATACATTTGATCGTTATAACATAGGAGATCTATTTCAATGTGAAAATTAAGATTTGGAGGTCGTGGATAAAGGTGGGAATTAATTTAAGTACTAAATCGGTATCAGAAATGGACATGCTCGAACTGCCATATAACGATTGCTATGTGAAAGACCGGCAGGCAATGTACAGAGACTACGATACAGATATGTCAGCCAGAGACTTGATCAGAGCAGTTTATAAGGCTAGAAGCGAAGATATGCCGCCGGAGTTTTACACGGATAATGAGACATTTGATGAGATTATTTATGATAATTTGCAGTTTGGCATTGACACGTTTGACGGCATCATGGCTATGCTTTATCGGCAGATTTGGACAAAGGCAGAAATGCGGGAAGTGTTGCTGGAAATATCAGAAATCTATGATATTACAGCATTTATTTAAGATTTGGAGGAAAGGTATGAAAAAAATTAAGCTGGTAAATGTTGCCGTTCCAGAAATTGTTGCTTATTTTTCTGAAGGTTCGGATAACGAAAATTTTGAACTGGACTGGGAATGTCCGAATTGTGGTTTTGGAGTGGCAAAAGATTATGTTACCTGTCCACACTGTGGATCAGAACTTGATTGGAGCCGGGCCAGAAAACCATCAAAGGCATTTAAGAAATTTATGGCAAGGCTGTAAATTTAAGATTGTGAGGAATGAAAATGAAAATAGCTTGTGAAAGATGCAATAAGATTATGGATGCTTATTTTAGAGATAAATATGAAAAAATCAAAATGAATGATGAAGAAAAAGTGCTTTGTAAAGATTGCCATGAAATGTTACAAAGTTGGATGTACAAACCGGAAAAGTGGTTAGAGAAACCTATGTAAATTAAGATTTGGAGGTGAGTTGAATGAAAGTAGATCACATAGAAACTTGCGTATGTATAGACCACGAACCAACAGAAGCGGACAGTGTATTTTATGGCATGCCACGGTTAGAAGTATCAGCAGGTCAAGCGTGGAGAGTGTTTTGCCCTAATTGCGGCAGAGGTGGATGCAAAGAATTTAAATCACCGTATTTTGCTTTAAGTGATTGGAATAAGATGCAGTTAGGATTAAAAAATCTGAAAGATATTATCTAAACTGAAATAACCAGAAAAATAAAGAAAGCTACACACCGAAAAGGAGGTATCGGTATGGCAGGAGGAAGACCGAAAAAGGAAGCCGCGGAGAAGTACGTGAAACAGAACATCACTATGGAGCCGGAGCAGCTGAAAAGGTTGATGCTCTACTGCCAGAAAGAGGACCGGTCAATGTCCTGGGTGATCCGAAAGGCTCTGGAGATGTATCTGGAAAAAGTAGCATAACGGTGGGTATCAATACTCATTAAAACTGAAATTTAGTTCCCGGCTTTAATGTCGGGAACATGTGCGCTTAGCTCAGCAGGTTAGAGCGACGGCCTTATAAGCCGTGTCTGGCGAGGGTTCGAATCCCTCAGCGCCTATTTTACAATGAAAACAAGGGGGAGATGCCAATGGACTTAAATGATATGTCAGGACACAAGAAAAGCGATACACCAACCGGTCAAAGTCATGTGTATCGCATCTACGCTTAAGGATATTATATCACAGATTGCATCCTTAAGCAACAATGGGAGGTTAATCTATGAATAATCAAAACATGAAAGCAGCGATAATCGACAATGTGATCGTATTAATGTCAAATCATATAGCTCCAGATCTTCTACAGCTTCTGGAGAAAGCCCTGATTGATGAGCTGGCAGATGTAAAGTTAGAAAAGTTGAATACCCTGCCGATGGACATGAAAGACAGTATGGACAGCCAGAACCAATATATTATTAAACTCTTCTTATATAAAAAGAAAAATCTCAAAGAAGCCACAAAGTGCGGTTATCTGATGGCGGTGAAGCGGCTGATCACACTGATTTATAAACCACTGACGCAGATTGATGAAATGGACATTTATCGGTATTTGGACTGGTATGAGAAAAAGAACCTGCAGGAAACAGGTAGAAAGAATCAGGCAACTACCATTAACAATGAGCGTCGCTTCTTATCGGCATTCTATTCCTGGATGCGAAAAGAGAAGATGATTTCGGACAATCCGGTGGATGCGGTTGAGCCTTTAAAGGTTGCCAGAAAGCCGATTGATTATTACAGCGAAGAAGAAATAGCTATGCTGCGGGATGGGTGTGCTTCCCTTCGTGATCGGGCCATCATCGAAGTATTCCGCTCTAGCGGTGCCAGAGTGGGGGAAATCGTGGCAATTACCGTGGATATGGTAGACTGGGCAACCGGAGACATAATGATCTGCGGTGAAAAGGGGGATCGGTATCGTCCGATCTATCTTGATGGAGAAGCGCGGTATCATCTCAAAAAGTATCTGGATTCCCGTACAGATGCGGATCCGCATTTGTTTGTCGGAAAGAAGGCACCGCATAGACCTTTAACGACAAGCGCAATCAGGCGGGAAATGAAAGTTATAGCAGAGCGTACAGGCGTTACATGTCGGGTTTATCCGCATAAGATGCGCAAGACCCTTGGCATGGATTTAAAAAACCATGGTGTTGATATCGGAACGATTCAAGAGATAATGGGACATGCCGGTCCGCAGGTAACTGCATTATATTATGCCCAGTCAACTCCGGAGACTCTTCGGACGGCACGGAAACGGGCATCTTAAATGAGCGGGGGAAGGACCCGCCTGAAACTTGATTTAGCAATTAACTTTAGACGGGCAGGACAGAAAAATGTACATGAAGCGGACTATAAAATATGGGAATCGAATAGAGGTCCGGAAGTATCACACCTTCCGGTGTCATGGAAAAGGGGAACGGGCGCGGGGAGAACGGAAGCAGCCGACAAAAGAACAGATGGCAGCAGCTAATGAGCGACGCGCGGTAAAAAAACTGAAAATGTTAATGATTGAGAACTTCGGCGCAGGAGACTGGCACTTGGTACTGACCTACGCAAAAGACAAAAGGCCGGATGCAACAGGCTGCCGGAAGCTGTTAAGGAAATTTTTTGAAAGATGTCGGAAGCTTTACAGAGCAGCAGGAGTGCCGCTGAAATATATCATGGTGACTGAGTGGGAGGCGAAGGCTATACACCACCACATTGTGATCAGTGATATTCCGGGAATCCATCGTGTGCTGCAGGAGATTTGGAAGGAGGGCGGGATCCATCTGACCCCGCTCTACCAGAATAAAGAATTTGATGATCTGGCAGAATATCTGACCAAGGAGACGAGAAAAACATTCCAGAGGTCGGACAGTCCGATGAAGCAGCGCTGGACATGCAGCAGGAATCTGAAACGTCCAGAGGTACATACAGAACAGGTCAAGGCAGGATCCTGGAAGGAAGAACCATCAGTGCCGAAAAGCCTGGAGCAGGAGGGATACGTGCTTGATAAGACATCCATTGTCGCAGATGTGGATGCCATGGGATACCCATTCCAGGAATACACTATGATCCGCTATGAAAAAGAGAGGAGGCGGTGATCGTGCCAAGACAGCATCAATGTCTGTGCCCGTTCTATGAATGCCATTCCAGAAAGGGGAGGGCGCAGGCAACCATAACTTGCGAAAACGTCATGAAGAATGATGGATTCGGCGTAAAGAATCAGCTTCTCTTCGCGTCATACCTGGACGAAAAAGCATATCATGAGATGTTCTGCATGGATACCTACCAGGACTGCCTGTATTACAAATTTATAAAAGCTGTAAAGTACAATGAGTGACCGGACATCCGGGCACATTTTGGCGTGCGCACATATGCGGGCGCGCGCGTAGATAGTAGAGAGACCATCAGGGCCTCTTTATTTGGCGTGGAAAAACAGGACAAAATCATACATACCCTCGGCGCTTGTCGGGGGCTTTTTGCTGTGCAAACAAAAATCTTTCCAGACTGATATACTCACCAGAAAAGGCAGGTGAGAAGGTGGCAAGACAAAGATGGGAGGAGTGGGCGAACGATGAGAACCGGCTTGCGGTACTCCAGGCATGGGCCAGGGCTGGCCTGAGTGATGAACGGATAGCGAAGCATATCGGGATCAGCAGATCCACGCTGAATGAGTGGAAGAAAAAACACCAGTCAATCAGGGATGCGCTGAAGACAGGAAAAGAAATAGCAAACCGCCAGGTCGAAAATGCGTTGTTCCGGCTGACGCAAGGCGGTACTGTAAAGGTGAGAAAACTGTTTAAACTCAAAAAAACACAGTATGACAACAATGGGAAAAAGATGTCAGAGGAAGAATATTTGGAAACCGGCGAGGAAGATGTATATATCGAGCCAGATTTCAAGGCAATTTCATTCTGGCTGCGTAATAAGATGCCGGAAGAGTGGCGGGATAAGATTTTGGATAATCCAAACGATGAAGGGCCGCAGGAGAATCTTATCATTCTGACCCCACGCCAGGTGAACCAGATGAAGGAGGAAATCAATGCCGGTCAGAACGAAAAAAACTAATCAGGGAGCGGATTTGCCGGATCCAAGAAAAGTTTTGTGGTGTCCGCAGCCAAAACAGCAGGAAATGATGAGCCGACCGGAATATGAGGCATTGTACGGCGGGGCAGCAGGAGGTGGAAAAAGTGATTATCTTGTTGCAGAAGCCCTGCGGCAGGGAAACAACCGGTTCTACCGCGGCATTATCTTTCGGCGGGAATATCCGCAGTTGGTGGACTTGATTGACCGGTCCAGGGAGCTTTATAAAGCGGCGTATCCGCGGGCAAGATACAACGAGTCAGGGCATGTCTGGAAGTTTCCAAGCGGCGCAAAGATATATTTCGCAGCCATGCAGTACGAACAGGACAGGCTGAAATATCAGGGTCGACACTTTGATTTTATTGGATTTGACGAGCTGACTCATTTCACGGAAAAACAATATACATACCTGTTTTCCAGAGCAAGACCTTCCGGTCCGGGGACAGAGGTGTATGTACGGGCCACTGCAAACCCTGGAGGCATTGGCCATGGATGGGTAAAAAGCAGGTTTGTATCAATCACAACACCTGGAACCAGAGTTGTGACAGATGTTGTGATCCATGACCCGAAGGGAAAAGAAATTAAACTGTCAAAAGACAGAATCTTTATCCCAAGTAGCGTGTTCGATAATCCTGCGCTGCTGGAAAATGACCCGGGATACCTAGCGAGCCTAGCAATCATGCCGGAAGCAGAACGCAATGCCCTGCTGTATGGAGATTGGGATTCCTTTGAGGGGCAGGTATTCACCGAATGGAAGAATGATCCGGAGAACTATGAGACACGCCAGTGGACGCATGTGATTGAGCCGTTTAAGATCCCGTCCGGCTGGGAAATCGTGCGGGGATACGACTTCGGTTATGCAAAGCCGTTTTCGGTCGGATGGTATGCGATTGACTATACTGGAACGATTTATCGCATCCGGGAGTATTACGGTTGCGTGGAGGGATCACCAAACATTGGAACGCAAATGGAGCCTACGGAACAGGCGCAGATGATCCGTCAGATTGAAGAGACGGACGTGAATCTAAAGGGCCGGAAAATCACCGGCATTGCGGATCCGTCTATCTTTGACCGGTCCCGCGGAAAATCGGTAGCCGATATGATGGCGAAAAATGGAGTGTACTGGTCTGGTGGTGATAACCACCGCATTGCGGGAAAAATGCAGTATCATTACCGCCTGGCATTTGATGAGAATGGAATTCCAAAGTTTTACGTGTTCAATACATGCAAGAACTTCATCCGGACGATTCCGAATTTGGTCTATGATGAGAAAAATGTGGAGGATATCGACACCACGCAGGAAGACCATATTTACGATGAATGCCGGTATGTATTCATGCAGCATCCGATTCCGATGCGGCGCAGCGTGAAAAAAGAAATTCCGTTGGAGGATCCGCTGGATCTTTTTGCGGAAGAGCGAAAGAAAGCACATAGAATAATCAGAATTTAGGAGGAAGCATGGAAGATGGACGCAAAGTAGGTCCGGAGCAGGTCCGGAAGGCCTATGAAACATATAAAAAATATCGAAGCGGCCTTGAAGCGTTTCAGCAGCGAGTCATCAATGCGGAGGAATGGTGGAAAAATAACCACTGGGAGCGCTTCCAGGGAGGGGACAAAGATACGGATTTGAAGCCGGTTAGTGCCTGGTTATTTAACTCGCTGATTAATAAGCATGCAGATTTTATTGACAACTACCCTTGCCCGGCTATTCTGCCGCGGGAGGCATCGGACGAAGAAACAGCAAAGCTGTTATCAGAGGTTGTGCCGGTTATCCTAGAAAACAATGGTTTTGCAAAGACCTATAATGCAAACTGCTGGGATAAACCAAAGATTGGGACAGCGGTGTATGCTGTGATGTGGAATCCATCCAAAGAGAACGGCCTGGGAGATATTGAAGTTAGCAGTGTCGATGTGTTGAACATCACCTGGCAGCCTGGAATTGAGGATATCCAGAAGTCCAGAAATATCTTTGTGACAGAGGTGGTAGATGCAGATCTGCTGAAAGAACAGTATCCGGATGTTGCCGATCAGATCACAGCTGGGAATCTGGCAGACCGTCCTAAATACCTCTACGAGGAGAATATGGACACCACCGATAAAGTCATGGTGTTTGACTGGTATTATAAACATGTATTTCAGACGGAAACCGGAGGCAGCAGGACTATCCTGCATTACTGTAAATTCGTGAATGACATTGTGCTGTATGCTTCAGAGGATGATCCGAAATATGCAATGGATGGCTGGTACAATCACGGCAAGTACCCATTTGTTTTTGACGTGCAGTTCCTAGAAAAAGGATCTCCTGCTGGTTTCGGATATTTGGATGTCATGGTAAATCCGCAGGAGTACATTGACCGCCTGGATCAGGTCATCATGAAAAATGCGCTGATGAATAAGCCACGTTATTTCGTGACTGGATCAGCAAACATCAACGAAGATGAGTTCACGAATCTGTCGAATGACATTGTGCACACATCGGGGAATGATGTATCGGATCAATCCATCCGGCAGATTGAGCCACCTGTGATCGGGGATATCGTATTCAACCAGAGGGATGCAAAGGTCAATGAGCTGAAGGAAACGAGTGGAAACAGGGATTTTTCCCAAGGCTCTACAAGCAGCGGCGTGACAGCAGCATCGGCTATCGCGGCATTACAGGAGGCTGGGAGCAAACTGAGCCGCGATATGATTAAAGGGACCTATACGGCATACCAGGAGATTGTGGAACTTACGGTGGAACTGATACGGCAATTCTACGACCTTCCAAGGTGCTACCGGATCACGAAGGAAAATGGCGCTGCGGAATATGTACAGCTGACTAATCAAGGATTGAAAGATCAGGCTATGCCGGGAATTGGTGATGATTTATCTATTCGTCGCCCGGTGTTTGATATCAAGATATCTGCGCAGAAAGCAAGCCCGTATTCTAGGATAGCTCAAAACGAGCTGGCAAAAGAGCTTTATGGACTTGGAGTATTCAACCCTCAGATGGCCGATCAGGCTCTGTGCGTGCTCAGGATGATGGATTTTGACCGCAGAGATGAAGTGATCCAGATGATCGAGCGGAACGGTACCATGTACCAGCAAATGCAGCAGATGCAGGGGACCATGATGCAGATGGCGGCATTGATCGCGAAAACGACAGGGGACACCTCGATCATGCAGACGCTACAGGAACAGGGAGTTCCAGGACCGGACATGACGACTATCAGTGCGGATGCTAGACAATCGGTTAAAACAGATTCTCTTGGAAGAGCTGTGAATGTAGATAACAGCCTACAGGGAAAAGCCCGACAACGGGTGAATAGCGCAACGGAGGTGCAGTCATGACAAATATTGTGATCAATATTGGTCCGGATACCATGAAATTATCCATGAGTGGTCATGCTTGTTACAGGATGGACGGAAATGATGTTGTTTGCTCAGCTGTGTCAGTTCTGGGGCAGGCGCTGGCAGATGCTATGTTTCACGCACCGGATATTCGGAGCACGGCAAAAATGGAAAAAGGAAATCTTTTCCTGGAAGCTCATTACAGAAAAGAACAGCGGGAATACATTAAGAATCGCCTGGCAGTCGCATTGAGCGGCTTCCAGATGCTTCAGAATGCATATCCGGAGAATGTATCTTATACATGTCAAGAAGGATAACGTTGCTGTGCAAACAAAAATTCTTGACATGTGATAATGTCGTATCAGACACTCGGGAAAGACCGTGACAGACACTCGGGAGAGACCGTGAATATAGACACCCGGGAGAGACCGGAGGGAGGTAACATGTACAAACTTGATTTACATATGTTTGACGGAGGCGCGGCAGCAGGAGGCGCACCTGCAGCAGGAAGTACAGCACAGGCAGGAGGAACCGCAACGCAGGCGGGGGGAACAGCAGTGCAGACAGAAGGAACGCAGTCTGGAGAACAGGAAGGCGAACAGTCCAATCAGCTTACGCCGGAAGAACAGCGTAAGGCTGATTATAAGAAATTCAAGGAACAGTACAAGGATCTGTACGGAGAGGATGTCAAAAAACAGGTAGACAGAAGATTTGCACCAATGAACCGCATGCAGCAGCAGCTGGATTCTCAGGGAAGGCTTATGCAGGTGATTGCTGCCAAATATGGCACGGATGCATCAGATGTAGACGGCATGATCAATGCAATCAATGCAGACAGCGCCTACTACGAAGAAAAGGCTCTGGAAGCCGGTATGCCGGTGGAAAAGTATAAAGAATTTATGAATCTGCAGGCACAGAACAAAGCTATGGAAGAGGCACAGAGGCGGGCGGAAAACCTCCGGCAGGAGGAGCAGACCTGGGCGCGCTGGGATGCGGAAACAGAGCAGTGCAAGAACCTTTATCCTGATTTTGATATTCGATTCGAAATTGAGAACAATGAAAACTTCGCAAAGATGCTGGGAGCCGGATGTGATGTAATCACTGCATACCGGGTCACGCATTTTGACGATATTACACAGGGCTTAATCACCAGATCAGAGCAGGAGACAAAGAAACGGGTGGCTGATACTGTAAGAGCCGGAGCATCAAGACCGGTGGAAGGAGCAGCTGGCAGCAGCCCGGCCGCAAAGAGCCAGATGGATATAATGGGAATGTCCAGGGCAGAGTTCGCGGATCTGAAGAAAAAAGTTCTGTCCGGAGAGGTAAGCCTTTAAGGAGGACAAATGTATTTAGAAAGCATGACTTATGCGGCGGATATTCCGTTCGTACTGGATCTGCACATGTTTGATGCAAATCCGAACACTAACGTAACCACTCAGAGTACGCTGTCCGCGGAGATGAAGACGTTCTACGATAAAAACCTGATTGAGAACGCATCCCCACTCCTGGTACATGACAGATGGGCGCAGAAGCGTGACATTCCGCGAAACGGCGGTAAGAAAATCGAGTTTAGAAAGTATGTACAGCTCGGCAAGTCTCTCACTCCGCTGACTGAGGGTGTTACTCCGGACGGCCAGAGCCTTTCTGTAACCAAGATCGAGGCAGAAGTGAAGCAGTACGGCAACTATGTAACCGTATCCGATGTGCTGCAGATGACGACTATTGATAACACCATCGTGGAAACCACTGACCTGATCGGCGGCCAGGCAGGAACCTCGCTGGACACCATTTCCAGAGAGGTCTTAAACGCTGGAACCAATGTGCAGTATGCAGAGGGCCAGGTATCTTCCAGAGCAGCACTGAAAACAGAACACAAACTGACCGTAAGAGCCGTAAAGATGGCTGTCCGTACTCTGAAAAAGCAGCTCGCATCCAAGATTGACGGTTCATACTGGGCCATCATTCATCCAGACGTTGCGTTCGACCTGACCGAAGACCCAAACTGGATTGATGTGCACAAGTATGCAAAACCGGAAGAAATTTTTGAAGGCGAAATCGGTAAGCTCGCAGGTGTGCGCTTTATAGAGACTACGGAGGCAAAGATCTTTGCAAAAGCTGGGGCAGCAAAGAGCAGCAGCGATGCGACTAAGATTGATGTATACTCTACCCTGTTCTTCGGCGCAAATGCATATGCGACGACCAAGATCGAGGGCGCAGGACTTCAGACCATTGTGAAGCAGCTTGGATCTGCCGGGACTGCGGATCCTCTGAATCAGAGAGCGACCATTGGTTGGAAGGCCACGAAGGTTACTGAGATTCTGTCGAATGAGTACATGGTACGCGTAGAGACCGGATCAACCTACAGCGATGGAGCAGCGAACTAAGGAGGGCATATGGCTGGGAAAAAAACAGAAAATCAGAGCGTAAATCTGGATGTTGCAGAAGAGAATGAAACTGTGGCTGAAATTACTGTAGAGAGTAATGCGGCAGATGCACCGGCGGTACCGAAAGAGAAAATGGTAAAGCGGCGGCTGTTCAAGGATAATGACAAATACCAGGCGGATGTGTTTGTCTGCGTAAACGGAAAAGCATATACCATCAAACGTGGAGTCGATGTTGAGATTCCAGAAGAGGTGGCCGAGGTGCTGGACAATGCAGATGATCAGCTGATGGTGGCTGCTCAGAAAATGGACGAGCTGACTTATCGGGATCCGAAATAAAAGGAGGGCGCACTTGTGATTACGGTAAGAAACCGAACACTGATCGTTCCGGAAGGGGAGCGGGTGATCGGCACAGATTATGACAGCAATTCTGAGGTGCGTCAATTCCGGGTAGAAAAAGCGCCAGGTGGGATAGACATATCTCACCTGGCTTTTCGTTTGGATCTGATGTATCAGGGAGAGATATACGATACCTGTAAGTTGGAAAAGGAAGAACGCGAAGACAGTATGATACTTGCCTGGACGGTGGCAGCAACAAACGTAGCACATCCAGGCACAGTGTGGATATCGTTGAGGGCGATTGATGATGCCGGTACGGTGAAGTGGGGAAGCAATGCGGCAGCCCTGTATGTACAGTCCTCTGTGAACACACCGTCACATGCAAGCGGCATGACAGAGCTTGAAGAGTACGAGAAAAAAATGGAAGATCTGCTCTTGAAGAGCGAAGAAGCGGTTTCACGGGCGAATAATGCAACAAGTAAAGCTGAGAAGGCGATTCAGACATCAAATGAGGCGGTAAACACAGCACAGACCGCAGCAACAAGTGCAGGATCATCAGCGGATTTGGCAGAGGCATGGGCACACGGAAAGGAAGCGTATACCGCACAAACAAATGACAATGCTATGTATTGGAGCGAACAGTCCAAAAAACGCGCGGAAAGTGCGAAGAAACAGGCTGATCTCGCAAAAAGCTATGCCGACAGCATAGCACCACTCATGGATCGTGGGGAATATTCATCCGGAACGACTTACCAGGAAAATGACCTGGTAAAGTACCAGAACGCAATATGGAGATGTAAGATTGACGGGACTGCATCGGTTCCGCAGGAAGGGGAAAACTGGACGCTGTTTTTCAGAGGGGTTCAGAGTATCAATGAACTGGTGGCTGCTGATGCACAGGGATTACTAGGACAAGCAGGAGCGCAGCAGGTGAATGCACAGGCTTTGATTGATGCGGTGGCAGAAAAGATAGCGACAAAGCTACTGTTGAAGAGCGATGTTGTCAGCCAGTTGGTCAACGATGCAACAAAAGCAGCCAGTTCCGCTGCTGTATATGCGTTACAGCAGAAGCTTGGAACCGGAGATCTTCCGAACGGAATGAGTGATGTTGTGGCGGGGTTAAAGGCGTTAAATAGTAATTTAACACCCTCCAAAATCACGGATGTGACTAACGCAATTAATACAACATACGGGTCTGGTAATGTCTCATATCATACGGTTGGGAAGGTGTGCTTTGTTTATTTTGTATTCACCCCTAACCAGAAATGTGACAATGTTGAATTAATCGGCAATGGGATATTACCGCTTGCGAAAGATAGCTTATATCATAGTATATCCACATGGGGTAATCCTGACGTAGCTGTTAGCCTGGTGCAAACGATTACGACCGGTGGCCTTCGATTCTGGTGCGGGGAATCTGCAAAAGGTATGCAGATATTTGACAGTTTTTCGTATTGCGTTAAGTAATATCTTGAACGATTGAACTGCGCATGTGAAGACCTCCACCGAAATCAAAATACGCCAAAAGTAAATTATCATGGTTATATAAACCGATTTTACCAGAGTCATCTTTGTAAATATAAAATCCCAAAGTACCGCCTTTGACAAAATTAAGTTTGTGATCAGTAAGATTTATATCACCAGATAAAGTACCACCGGATTTATCAAATTTACCAGTTAAATTACTATTCTAGGACCAAACTTTTAAAAGAAAGGAGAAAATCATATGGAAAAAATCAAGTTTAATGATTCGTTATTTGAATTGGTAGCGAATGGCTACCAGTTGCAGCAGGACGGCGGTCGCATTGTCTTTCAGCCAGGCGAGGCAACCTTTGAGGAAGCTGAGACCACTGTATCTGCCGCAACCTCGATCATGCTCCTGGACGATGCCGGAGAGCCGTTGGCATCTCGGAGTGATCTGGTATATGCTGGCCGCATGACCAGACAGTCCGATTATGTTATTGGCACGGAAAAAGAGGAGACCGGAGTTGATGAGGATGGCAACCAGATCTACACCTATAAGGATGTGACCGGCACAGTGATGATTGCAGAGTTTCGGCTTCCGGATCTCAGAGAGGCTTATAAATCTCTGGAAGAAGAGATAACCAACGCTCAGATGGCCATTGTAGAACTCTATGAAGGAGGCGAGGCATAATGGCAAGAGTGTATGCAGATTTGGTGCGCAAGGGTAGAATTGCTCTCGATGCTGTACCCAAAAAGATTAGAGCAGATGTTGAAAACATTTTAAACGGTGCCACCCGATAGTTGGAAGAAAGGACTACATATGAGTATCAAACACAGAACCGAAACCCCGAACATCCCTTATGGCCCGGCAACCGGAGTACCGACCCCGGAACCGCACAATGAGGCCTTAAGCACCGGCCCAGATCACGAGTACAGCAAGGACAGCACTCCGGGCACTGCAGATCATGCAGAGCCGAGACACGTGCAGGGCGGACCAGGACATAAGGAGTGCGATCACGAGTAAAGGAGATTTATGATGGTAGCACTGATTTTTCAGTACATAGCCGCACATTGGATAGAATGGCTGTTTGCGGCTATCTCCGGAGCTCTGTTCGCGGCATATCGCGGTTTATCGAAGCGATTAAAGACCGAAGTGGTAAAGAGCCAGGCTATTAACGCTGCAGTACTGGCACTGCTCCATGACCGCCTTTACCAGGCGTGCCAGTTTTACATAAGCCGTGGATACTGTACGGTGGGAGACCGGGACAACCTGGAGTACATGTTCAAACCGTACAAAGCTTTGGGTGGCAATGGAACTGGAGAGGAACTTTATAACAGATGTCTGGCCCTGGAATATGGGCCAGCAGAAAGAGAGGATTAAGATATGATGGATTTTGGCATTGCCAGCGTAGCGGCAATTACGGTGGTTTGTTATCTGGGAGGCATGGCCTGCAAGGCCTCCGCTAAAGTCAAAGATGAGGTTATTCCGGTGGTATGCGGAGTGACCGGCGGCATCCTGGGTGTAGCTGGCATGTATGTGATGCCGGAGTTTCCGGCGGCGGATGTGATCAACGCCGCGGCTATCGGCATTGTGTCTGGTCTGGCGGCAACTGGGGTACACCAAGTAGTCAAACAGGCATCCAAAAGCGCGTAGAAGGAGGTGATCCAGATATCTCCCGTCGGCGGCCCGGGTGATGGCTGCCATTGCGACGTCGCAACAGGGCGGTTTCATGCCGCCCTTACATATTATAAAGAAAAGAGGATAAAATTATGAAGTTTGCAAAAGCGTTTGAACTTATGAAACAGGGAGAAAAAGTGAAGCTGCCGAGTTGGGGTGGATACTGGTACTGGGATCACGAGAAGGAAACCATCATGATTCAGTGCCGACCGCAGGATGCTGATCAGGGAGAACTCCTGGATATCAGAGAAACTCAGCGCGTGGAATACACCCTGATGAATATGCAGTCAGATGAGTGGGTGATTGCCGATGAGAGTAACTGTCCGATCCTGGGTGGTACGGCAACCTTTACTTTTGGAGATGCAATTAAATATGTCAAGCGTGGTTTAAAAGTAGCACGTAAGGGCTGGAATGGTAAAGAAATGTATCTGCGTTTGATTAAACCTGGAAATGCAATGTGTGATCATTATCCGATGCAGTCATGTATCGGCTTAAAAACGGAAAAATGCGAGATGCAGCCGGGATGGGTAGCATCACAGGCAGATATGTTAGCTGATGACTGGATGATTGTAGAGTAGGAGGTGTAGGTCATGAGAGATATTACACTTTGCCATCCACGCCTTCAGCGCATGGCCGCAGGATGGATCAAAGCCTGTGCCACCGAAGGCATTACCGTGGCCATCAGCGAGACTCTGCGCACTGCAGCAGAGCAGGATGCTCTTTATGCTCAGGGCCGCACCAAGCCGGGAAACATCGTAACATATGCAAAGGGCAGTAGCTACCGCTCACAGCACCAGTGGGGCATTGCTTTTGACTTTTATTTAAAGATGGACATCGACGGAGATGGTAAGATCTCTGATGATGCCTACAACGACAGCCAGGGTCACTTTGAGCGCGCTGCGGTGATTGCCAAAAAGTTGGGTCTTGCCTGGGGCGGTGACTGGAAGAGCATTGTGGACGAGCCGCACCTGTATCT